CGTCTTCATAAATAGTTTTACCAAGTTTGTCACCAGCTTGTTTTTTAAAGTCACGCATAAAAGGTGATATTCTTTGGTTTTTACCTCCTTTTTTGCTAATATCAGACATTTCTTTATAATCCATACTGATAACATCTCGCTCTAATTTAGAAGCAACACTCTGATCTATGTTTAATTCCTTGTAAAGTTGACTAGGTTTTTTAGCTTCAACCTCTTTAACAACAGCTTCCATCTCACCTGCTATTTGTTGACCTACTTCTGTGGCTTGTTCATAAGTCATGTCATAAGCTTCTTTAGTACCTACGTTTCCTTTTTTATAAACTTCTCCTATTTTATTACTTAAATTTCGCAAGAATCATTCGAGCAGAATTTGCTACCAACTCCGCCTTCGTTCGTTACGAACCTTTGCACAGGAGTTATTTTCGAAATCAAGGCTTCATACTTCTCTTTTGGTATAGGCTCATATGGCGCTTGCTTATATCCTGTCTCTTCGTATCGAAGGAAGGAGACTGCCTTGAGTCGACTCTCGTACATTTCTAATGCATCCTTGATCTGGCTAGCCTCTTCCGGCTTAAATGTTACTGTTATAGATACTGAGTTATCTGCCCAGAAATGCTGATACTGCGCAGCTATCTCTAGCTGTTCCCACATACCGACATCCCTCTTTCCTTTGAGGAAGTACGGTTCTTTTACGGGAAACTCAACACAAACAGTATTCGGGGAGTATACGTCATCTTCAATAAAATATCCAGCTTCTGCAAGAGCGGGGAGTAGAGACGAACTCTTTCCGAACCGAATCCTGCGAATATAGTACTCATCCTCTGGGAAATGGATTCCAGGGGTTGATCCGTTAAGCAGAGAGACTGTGCCGGATGGCTTAATCGAAGTCGTGCGGATCGACTTTGGGATGCAAAGCCAGTTTGAATACTCTTCATCAAGTTCTTGGACATATGTGTATGCCCGATCACACCAATTGTATAGCTCGCGACGACCATGTTTATTGAAAGCTTGAACCACGCCAGATTGAGATAGACCGATACGGCGATTCTTTAGCATCTTTGCATTGGTCTCTGGCCAGTGCGTGTTAGACAAGGTAATAGTCTTACCGTACAGGTAAGCAATCTTTAGCGTCTTGAGGTAATCTTCAAAGTCTTCGTGCTTTGCAGGGAACGTCTCAACGAGGCAACAAAGCTCAGCATCCTCCAGTTGCTGCTCGACGCAAGGATTAAACCCTGCGACATTTATATCATCTAGGCGCTCTCCATCCTTAAAGCGACCACGAGTTCTGGCGTTATTGAGCCAAATGTACCCAGGCTCACCATTCTTCTGTGACTGTGCGGCATGCCACTCGTAGTCCATGCCCACTACGGCGTTAAATGAGTTGTTCGAACCCCATCGGTGGTGATGCAGCTTTTCAGAATCGTTCTTCATCTCAAGATAGTGCTTATCATCGTGGCGACCCATAGCAAGAGCGGCAGAGCGGCGCACATTTCCGGCTACAACGCAGCGACCAATAAGGTTTTCTGTGTCGACAATATCTACTGACGTGATTAGTTTTCCAATGTTTGCAGTATACAACTCAGATAAGTTATCGTGCAATTCTTTGAGAGGGGCGTATCCTGATGAAGTTCCTCCGAACCCATGGATTAGTGCGCCTTCTGGTCGAATAGCGGAATAGTCAAACTTTGGAACCTTTGAGCCAAAGAAAAATCCGTCTATGAGTATATGAACAGAGTCAACCCACCCTTCACGGGAGTCATCTATAACAAGAACATCACTAGTGTAGTCTGGCTCACGAATAGTTATGGTGCCAGATCCTTCGGTATCAAAACCTACACCGATTCCGACCATCAAAGCATCCATCATCCAAGCAAATAGATAACCACCCTTGGATGGAAGGTCTTTGGTAGAGCGGAAAGCGCAATTAAACAATCCGGCAGCTGTTCGCTCTTCAATGAATTTCGTTCCCATCATCCACAGACCGCGACCGGGAGGGGTCCACTTCAAATTGAACAGTCTGTCGTATGCGTCTTTAGCAGTTCTTTGTGCTTTTGCATCATTCCACTCAAGACCAAGATGAAAAACGTGCTGCTTTTGCATGTTAAACATGCCTTCAATGACTCTCCGGCAGGTCTGCCACCACTCTTCTGTACCGACAGCTTCTGGATCGAACTCACTCAGTCTGCGTGCATATGTTCGTTTAAACGTAACATACCCAAGCGGTCCCCAAGGTACAGTGGCAATCTTGTAGGGCTCGACAAACGTATCCGACAAGCGAAATCGGCGAATGTTTTGAATTGTTCTCATTGTTATTTTTTCCTCTTAAGTTTGGTGTATTTTGCTTTTAATAGCGCTTGTTGTGCGCGCGAGTCTAGGGCTACCGGAGAAGTTGCGACGTTGCTATGAGTGACAGCTGTGCCAGTGGATAATCCAGGCACCTTTGGCAATATCTTGATATTCACGCTTGAGGTGTCCATAAAGATATTGAAGATCATTCCGTCAGGACCATTTCTATTCTTCGCTATAAAAATCTTGCCTAGGTTGTTTTGCTTATCTTCAATTGTGCGAGAAACAGAAAAAATGAAATCTGCAACAAAGCACTTATTAAATGCTTCCGATATCTGCTCCATCGTAATCACTTCTGCGCTGAGTCCGGAACGATTCGTTTGCGAAGCCGTCCAAATAGGACACTGAAACTCTGTCGAAAGCCCTCTCAACTCTTCGTAAATAGATTCTAGTTCGTTTCTTTTCTCTTTTCTTACTTGAACTGGCTTAAGTAGATCTGCGTAGTCTACAATAATGAGTCCTGGCTCAATACCCCTCTTGATAAGTCTCGATAGGTGGGCTCGGATTGTGCTTGTTGATGCAGACTTAGTTGGATACTCCTTGATGATTAGCCCTCCTTCGAGATCCTTGATCTCCTCATATACTTCTTCTTTAAAGTTTATGATATCTGACAGAGGATAGCCCGTGATACAGCTGTCATATCTTGTTGCAATAACCGTATCCTGAAGCTCCAGGGTGTAGTGTACAACCGTCTTTCCTTCCTTTATCGCTTGAGAACCCAAGTGGACTAGTACCATAGACTTACCAGCACCTGTGGGTGCGATAACAACGCCTAGCTCGCTCTTACCAAGACCTCCACCAGTGATATCATCCATATCCTTCCAGCCAGTCGTGACCGTATTTCTGAATTTTGGTTCGAACCTCTTTTCAAAGTCGACCATATAATCATATCCAAAGTTATTCTCAGATCCCAATTTTAGGGCATCGTTGATAACTTTGGATATCTCATCGAAAGAGCAGTTCTGCAATAGCCCCACAGATTTCATCATTGCTTCTTTGAGATTTTGCTTTCTGCAAAAATCAAGAGAAGTTTCTTTTATGTATCCAGTGTCCGTCACCTCTTGTGCGTGCATTCTTGAGTACTTCATCTTCGTTATCTAGTTCCGTCTTAAGAATCGTCAACATTGCGTCGACAGATGGGTGCTTGTCGTAGCGATGCCGGAACTGCATTGTCTTTCTTAGGAATACTTGCAAGTATTCAAGCTCGATAAAGCTTACATCTAATACTTCAGTTATCTGATCTGCAAAGGGTCGATCTTCAAAGATCAATTGAACTAATCCTTCTTGAAAAGTCTTACCGTATTTCCCAAGGTTTACTTTTTCTGCTAGCATTAGTACTCTCTCTTAGTAACTACAATTATACCTGATCTACCCCCAAAGTCAAGGTATATTTCTGATTTATTCATTTGTCATATCTACACAATCAACGGAGATCCTGTTTAAGTGTCCCTTGAGATCTCCCCAGTTTAGTTCACCAAAACCATCTTCGCGCATAAGTCGAATGATCTCTGTTTTATTGAAATCACATTCAAAGTTCTCTATCGATTCCTTGACATGAATCTTTGATTGGATAGACATTTGAGGCGAGTACAGTTGCATCATCTTATAGTTGTGCTCGATAAGCTCCTTGTTTTCTAATACGTTCTGGTAGAACTTTAGATTACTGGTGATAGACTTCTCTGCGCAGTGTTCCATAACTTCATCGATTGTGTACGTCTGGCTCTCTGATAGGAAACCCATACGCTTAGCTACGGTTTTGAATCCAGCACCCTTCACTCCAGGGAGATTATCAGAGGAGTCTCCAATAATTGCTCTCGCTAGTGCCATATTGGTCGGATGAACGCCTGTTTGCTCTACGATCCTCTTAGAGTTTAGGATCTCGTCCTTTACTGGACGCCATAGAACGGTCATCTCACTACAAATTTGCATAAAGTCTTTATCGTTGGAGACGATAATCTTCTGATAATCTGCGTAATGCTCCATTGAGCAAACATATGAAATTATATCGTCAGCTTCGATCTCTGGCAAGATCGACTGAATGATTGGCATATTATTAAGGTATTCCATCAGTCGAGTCTGTTGCCAGATCTTATTCTTAAGCTCCTCATCGTCAGTCAGGTTGTGGTGGGCTCGATTCAGGCGGATTGGCTTGCGACCTGCCTTATAGTTCTTATCCATATCTTTACGCTTCTTGGAACCATTAGCCCCATCCCAACAAACAACAATCGAATCTGGCTTTGTCTGGCGTACTAGCTTTTGAAGAATCTTGATAAACCCTTTTAGTCCACCAATCGGCTGTCCGTGATGAGACAGGCTAGGATCAACTATATATGCACGTATAACGGCATTTGCTCCGTCTATTATTAGAACTCTTTTTGTCTTGTCTTCTTCGCTCATTCTTCTCTCCGTGAACTGTTTTTTAGAATATGCTTCATACGCCCTTTCGGGCACCTAAGCGTTTCTGCTAGTTTTTGCTGGCTAATTCCGACTCGGAATAAGACTTCTTATTTCTCTCACTTTCTTATAAGAGAATAGCACGCCCAAGGGCACTTGTCAAGCATTCATTCTTCGTTCT